TCCTTTTTCTTTGGGGGACGGCCACGCTTCTTTTTAACAGGTTTCTCTTCCCAAGCCTCATTCACATCAGGTGTGGAAGGGTCGTCTGCTTTAAGCGTACCGTCATCATTTCGAGCGCGAACGAGAGTAGTCCTGATAGGAGACCCATCAGGATATAGTCCACGCCGTGCGAGTTCTTCGGCAGAGGGTGCTTTAAACCTACTCATAACCTAACTCCTTATGCTGCGGCGATTGTGGCACCTGTATCAGAACGCTTCCAGTTCGTTCCGTCAGAGAAGGCCAAAATTGCTGCACCTGCTGCGCCGTTAGAAACATAGACAATAGTACCTGCACCTGCATCAGAGGCTGATGGGGCGCTTGCAACTGTGTATGTCGGAACAACGATGTCGCCAATGAAACCAGCGGTTGAGGTCACTGGACCTGAAAATGTAGTAGAAGCCATTTTAGTACCCTTTGCATAAGGATTCGCTTTGTAGTCTATGCAACGTCAGGAGGGCGGTAACCTGTCTACAAAGCTGATGTTTGCCCTAGTAAAGACAGAATACACTAGGTTTAAACAAAAAGAAAGAGGCGATCCGAAGACCGCCCCTAACTGTAGAAAGTTCATTTGAACTTATGCACCGGGCGAACCGTACATCCCAAGCGGATCGGATACACCGAAAGAATAACGCTCACGCGCTTTGTAGCGCACGTTACCTGTATCGAAGTCACCGTCCATAGATGTCTGCATAGCAGTACGCACAAAGTGCTTCATGCCGTTTGGAACATCTGTAGTCAGGAAGAAGGCGTCTGCGTCAGTCAGGTAGTGGTTGACGCGGTAACCTTCAGGGATCGAACCATTAGTGTTGATAGCATTAATGTCGTTATCCGCTGTACCTACACGCAGTTCAGTCTGGAGCAAACGAGTCGCAACAAACATCAACGCAGGTGGAACGATGAGCTTGCGTGGGCGAGCGGCGATCAACAAGCCACGTTCATCAGTGAACGCTGCAATGTCAATTACTGCTTGCTCAAGCGAGGTTTCGTTCAAGTCTGCAGCAACTGCAGGGCGGTTAGCGTTGTTGCCACCTTCCACCGTGCTGTGTGTTGTTGAGAACAGTGTAGTGCCATCACCAGAGTTGAATGTGGTGAAGCCTGTGTTCAACAACGAAGCTGCTTTAACCTGCTTGGTGTACGCCATGGCGCGAGCCAAGGCTTTGGTGTAACGTGCAGACAATGAATCGTACAAGTTATCTTCCATCGCTTCTTCAGTGATGGAGAAACCCATGCCAACAGTCTCGTGGTTGTAACGAGCTGTAAACGATTCTTGAGCATTATCATAAGAGATAGCGGAGCCTTCAGCCTTAACTGGGGCTGCTCCAAATCCTGATAATTTTACTTCTTCCTCAAAACTACGTTCTGAGTTTTCAGTCTCATAGATTTCTGCATGTTCGTTTTCGTACTTGCCGTACTCAAGCCCAAAGAGAGCGTTGAGACCGGGCAATAGCTCTTTAAGGAGCTGGGCGCGTGAAATAGCCATTAGTTAGCCTCCTTACAAGCCAACAGCATTTGTCATGCTGCTATAACCGGGGTTGAATTTAACCAACAGATCGGGGAACGCATCGCCAATTGGAGATACGGCACTTACGATACGGAAGGCGGCGGTTGTTGTGACAGTGGTAGCGTCTACTGCAGAAGTTGAGTTACCTGTTGTGGTAGAACCAGTAGAGGTAGACTGCGCTGCTGCAAAGAACGTGTTTGCACCAATGTCAGATTGATCCATCGCACCATCGGCTTGTACTTGAAACAGTACGTTTGGATCGTCAACAACATAGGCTTTGATAGCATCACCATTGGACGTACCAGATGGGTAATACTGAGCCTGAACCAATTGGCCCGAGGAGTTGACATATTCACAACCAACGAACACACCAAGAGAACCCGTTAGGGTTGTACCTGTTGGGAACGCATTTGTGGTTCCATCGGCACCTGTCGCTGTTGACAGGGCGATATACCCATCGGCTCCAATGTGAACAACTTGCCCGTAGAACAGGTTAGTCGCTTCACCAGCGGGGTCGATGAGAAACTGGGACGTTGCCCCAGCATATGGCATTCCGTCCGCACGTTTGACAGGACGTAGGCCATAGGGAGCTGCTGTAGTAGCCATCTCTCTTACTCCTAATTTAAGTTAGACAAGCTCCCCCTTCAGGTTACTTGCCGAATGAAGACCGCGTTGACCGTTCTGGGTCTAGTACGGGCATGCGCGGATCGGAATTACGCAAGTAGCTATTGTCCACAGCACTCATCTGGTTATGGGCCTGATCGAGCTGGGCCTCACGGCGAGCTTGCACATTTTCGGTTGAGTTCTGACAAAGCAGTAATCCACCGACCTCTATGTTGTCTGTGAATCGAGACTCGATATCAGACACAACTTGAAGGGTTGGATGATCTTCTGAACGAACGGGTGTCCATCCCTCACGAAATTTAGAAGAGACGTTGGTGTTATCATTTTTCCCAAGAGTAGAAGTGCGAATCCAGCGGTACTCAATACCGGGTCTAGGTTCGGGGGTTGGTAACATTGATGGTCTCTGCCATGACACCTTGCGTTGACCCGACTCGCGGGTCTCTGTAGTGCGTGAGTTCCTATTCGACATTATTTCATTTCCTTCATCAATTGCGCCGCATATTGTTCATTTGACAGACCAAGTCTCTTGGCGAGAGAAACCTGCGTTGAGGTCAGTTGCACTTTGCGTGGTCTTTTACCGCTACGAGCGGCAGGGGCGACTACGTTACCCGCTTGGCGTTGAGGTGCATATTCCTCAATATTCTCATTGCCAAACTTATCTGGAAACACGCGGCGAACCGCATTGTCTATCTCACTGTAGTATTGATCGGAGCGCGGATCAATACCGCTTTTCACAAGCTTTTCATGTAGGCCGTAAGCATAGCCAGTCATTTCAGGGTCTTGCTCGAACCAAGTATTACGCTGCGCCCAATCCATAGCGCGTTGATCGGGTTTACGCGGTTGAGCAGCAGGTGCCTGATATTGTGGTTCAGGTGCTTTCTGTCGAACTGGTTGAGGCTTGTAGTTATCGTAACGAACTTTCTCGTTTTGAAGGACGTTAAGCTGCTCTTGAGCGACAAGTAAGGCGTCAGGGTCACCTGCTTCGTAGGCGACCTTAAAAGCGGCTTTAGCCTTATCCAGCTCGGCGGTAACACGCCCCTTAGCTTGATTGACAAGGACGCCTTCACCCTCTGAAAGGGTCTTGCGTAGCTGTTCGTTCTCAGCCTTTACTTGTTGGGCATACCGTAAGGCTTCTTCTTGAAGGTTCTGAGCCTCAAGGCGTCGACGCTCTTCTTCCTTCTTTTCCCAAGTCATTTTCTTTATGCGCTTCTGAACCCCATCGCTATAGGACTTCAGCTCATCATCATCAACTTCAGACGAGTTTAACTCTTCTGAAGTTCTTGGTCTGCCTTTATGTTCTTCGGGCAAATCATCGACAACTTCGATTTCAAATCCGCTATCGCTATTAGACTCTGAGTCGGTTAAAGCTTCGGCGACTGTTTCGTCTTCAAAATCTGTTTTTTCTGCTAGTTGGTTCATGCTCTTGCGTACCCCCGTGGATCATCGACAACTGCCTCTACAGTGTCATCATTAATTAAACGAAACTCTTTCCCATAAACCTTGAATCGGGTGCCAGAATACGAGCGGAAGATTACGAAATCCCCCTTCTTGCAGTACGGTCCATGTGGAAATTTAGATTCATCTGCGTAGGCGTCAGCGCCTAGCTCCATGACAAAACCAATAATAGATGCAGTCTCTTCTGCGGAACGCATTCCGTCAGGCATTATGACCCCACCTTCGGTCTTCTCACTTGTTTCGGGTACACCAATAAGGATTTTGTATCCTTGTGGCTTCGGTAGTTTAGAGGCCACCTTTTCCTCTGTCTTCTTATTTCCTGTATACATATCTCTTCCTGCAGTGATTAAAGGTTCACAGATACCTTAGCGTGGACCACCCACGAACTCTCCCTAATCAGAACTGTATATATAAAAGTTCTAGCTTTCAATATATCTTTTTTCTATTTCGTGCAAATCTTGCCGAATAAACTGCAAAGACTCGTGCCTGCCCACCAAGCGGTTATACATTGAAATGTCCTCGACCTGACCAGAAGCAAGGTAGTTCTTTATATCTTCCTCGTACTCTCCGATTTTGCGCTCTAACAAAGCGAATACACTATCACTCATTACCTTTCGTAAGCTCCCTTGCTATTTCTATCCCTAATTTAGCGCCTTCTCTCTGGTCACTGCGTTGTGAATTATCAAGGTCAGTTGCGAGCTTGACACCCAAACGAGCGCCCTCCCTTTGGTTCTCGGCAGAAATTCTTTCAGCTTGAATTTGTGCATTTGAACTTTTCGCCATCGCATCAAGCTGAAGCTTCTGAGTGTCCATAGAGATTTTATGCTCAAGCTCGCGCTGCTTCATCTGCATCTCCATCTGTTGCATTTGGACAACTGGGTCTTGCTGCTGCTGTTGTATCTGCTGCTGCTGCGCTTCCATCTGATCTTTTTGGAGGAGCTTCTCAGCGGCATCCTTAGCGAGCCTAGAGATTTGAACCTCTACATCTTCTGGCAAAGGCTGATCTTCATTGGGCATCTCAACACCAAGCATCTTCTCAATCTCACGACGATACTGGAACGCAACGTGTTCTGTGATGTGAGCAGACATAGCTTGACCAATTGCTTGAGCAAACGGGGACTGACCAATCATCTCCCGCATTTTTGGGTCTTGCATCGCTGCCATGTGGACGGCGATATGTGCCTCGTGGTCCTGATACTTGAAGGCTTTGACAGGCTCTTGCTTGAGCAGCATCATGTTCTCTGTCACAGGATCAGACGGTTTGATATCATCTGGCAGCTTAATGATATCCCCAGCGTCCTGAATACCCAGAACCTCAAGCATCTGTCGGTGTAGCTTGCCCAAGTCGTAGAGCTGTGGAGCCTGCTGAGATAGCTGTAGGGCTGCCTGATACTGCATGATCCGCTGGGACATCGTCGCAGCGTTGGGGTCAGACACAGGTATAACGTCTACACGAGAGTCAAAATCCCTCTGACGATCAAAGTCACCGTCCATCTCGTAAGCATACTCTGATGGCATGTAGTCACGGATGATGCTAGATAAGAGACGAAGTTCTTTCTTCATGGCTGCATGCATACGCGCCTGAACGCCAGACATAACTTTCATGGATCGTTCCATCAAAGCGAGGGTAGACCCCACTGGTGCCTGAGCATTCATGTCACCTACTTGAATGTCCGCAACTGAACCAATGCGTCTTCCCTCTTCGACAATGTTTCCCAATAAAGAGTAGAGAACACTCGATGGTTCCTTGTAAGGGATGAACGTAATTGAATCCCGAATAGCACCACCCGGAACGTCAACGTCCCTGAACTCACCCGGCATAAGCGGCGTGTCGTCCCCTTTAATGCGGAGACCCCTAGCTTTAAGACCAGCAGGCAGATTCGATAATGTACCAGCATCAACAAGCTGGCGAAGAATCGAAGTGGCAGACTTGGCGAGACCACCGATGAGATGAATAAGGCCCGTGCCATAAAAACCCAACCCCGGCAAATACTTATAATGAACAAAGTGTAATCGTTTCTTTTTCTTAGCATCGTCTTCGTACCAGTTCCTTCTGATAGCAAGTATCTCCCTAGAAGACTTGTCTATGGTAATAACATAGGGGCGAGCGATGCCGTCTGGATCATCAAACTCTTCTGGCATGTTCATGGTTACATGCATCTCAAGAATTGTGTGACGGTCGTCATCCTCAATGACAGCACTCTCCCCATCGAGTTCGTCGTATTTTTCCTGAATGTCAGAAAAGTCTGGCTCTGGAGCAGGGAGGTCAACATCACGATACATCCCGGCAACCTGTAACTCCAAGATTTCATTAGATGTTTTCTTCATGAAGTGGGTGTAGCGTGGACATGATGCCAAGTCAGATGCACCGTATGACGCTACAAAGTCTTCTGCAGGAACAAACATAGATACTGGGCGATCCTCTAGCGGATCGTAATATACCTTTTTAAATGCAGAGCCAGCGAGTGGGAGCTTAAACAACATCTGCTCTGTCTCATCACGGTACTCAGTCATCTCTTCTGTGAGGAGGTAGTTCATTTCTGTCTGAATGCGATCAGCTTGATCTAGCTTCTCAGGGGTCATTTTGCCCATGATCTTAGTACGACAAGGGCCAGATGCAGGGAAAAGCTCCCCCATAGCCTGCGCTTGGAAGCGTACAACCGCTTCAGTTAGTACCGGGTGGAACACACCGGATGCACCCTGCCATGGTTGACTGCGATCTTCGATCTTCATGCCTAGCAAATCCAAGCCTTTGACGTAGGCTCTTGCCCAATCACGGCGTGATTCACGGTCTGAATCAAAGTCTTCTACAAGTTCTGACGCCATACTTTGAAGAGTGGCCTCATCGATAAGTTCAGCAAGGTTTTCGTCATGATTTCCCCCCATGACCTCATCTGAGATGCCGCCTTCAAAATCTATGATGACCCCACCGTCACCTGTATCGATAGATATTGCTTCTGGATTTACAACTTCGACTTCAATTTCTTCGGCCTCTGTTCCTTCGATCTCAAAATCGGAAGGTTCCATTTGCTTCTCTATAGCCATAACTTGCTCCTAGTAGTACTCAACTGGTCTTCGGTATTTTGGCTCGTCATCCCAGTCATCTGATTCAGCTCTCACCCAGCCGCCTTGTCTAAACCTTAGCAGAGCTTGAGTGGTCGAGTCCACTAAGTCGTCATGATCCCCAGAGGGGAATGACGCGCACTCCTCGATCACTTCTTCTGCCCATCTGGTAGGTGGATACCATATTGAACCACTTGCAAACAAGTCTGTTACTGCATTTACCCTAGCAATCTTGTCTTGACCCCTAGATGGAGTGAACTCAGTAACAGGTATTCCCATAGCTCTAAGTTCAAATATGAGGGGCGCACCAGACGCTTTTTTCTCCACGATCATTTGATCTGGCTCGAACTCTTGATACTTGTCGTAGGCAGCTCTCTTCAGATCAGGAAACTCTAGTTTCTCTTTATAAGCATCAAGCAAGATAATGTTTGGCTGAGACCTACCATTGCTGTCTGGATGATAAAATACTCCCCATGTCGTACAGGCGCTATAGTCAGATCGTTGCGTCTTCAGGAACGCTGTGTCCCAAGACTGGATAATAGCTTCGCATGGCGGTGGCGTAAGGCTGTCCCACTCCCTCCACCACTCACGTTTGATAAGCGCACCTTCTTCAGACGTTGGGTCTTGCTGATACTGAGCTGACCACTTCGACACTGGAAGCTCTGCCTTGAGAGCCTCAAGCTCTTCTTCAGACCAGAACTCAGGCCAGAGTGGCCGTCCCGAAGGCATCAGTGCCGGAAACTCAATTACCTCCCAGTCATCCATTCCCTTCCTGTCGCTCGTGGATTTTAAAATCTGACCAGTCAAATCTTTCTTGGACCATCTAGTCATAACGACAATAATAGCACCACCGGGCTGCAGGCGCTGGCGTGGACCTGATGTATACCATTCATATACCCGGTCATAGACCTCACCATTGAACTGCCCCTGTTGGGCGTCCTGCTCACTATGGGGGTCATCAATGATCAAGAGGTCCGCACCTTTACCAGTCACAGCGCCACCCACACCAATAGCAAAGTAATCACCCCGCTTATTCGTATTCCAACGTCCAGCAGCCTTTGAGTCACTGGATAGGGTTATTCCCTTAAAGACCTTCTGAAAATCTTCAGACTGGATAAGGTTTCTGACCTTACGGCCAAACCCAACCGCTAACTCTGCAGTGTGGGCCGTCTGAATAACCTTCTTATGTGGATATTTACCCAAGAACCAAGCAGGCAAAAGAAAGGAAGCAAACTCAGACTTAGTATGCCGTGGCGGCATATTGATGATTAGCCGCTTCAACTCACCCTTGGCTACCCGCTCAAACGCTTCAGCCATAGTCTTGTGGTGCCTGCCTGATATAAAGCTAGGCCACATGATGTTCACAAAACTTATGAAGTCATCCTTGGCGCTTACCTTGTTCTCCGCATCCTCAAGCTCACTTATTAACTCTAGAAGCTCTGCCTGTTGCTCTAATGGCAATTGAGCGATCTTATCTTTCATCGCAGTTAATTTCTGCATAGTCCCTCCTTTAGGTGGCAGGCGGACAAAGGTGGGGACAGTCCACCTGCCTCAAGACAAACCATGGGAGTCTGGTCTGCCTCGCGCGTATTATATTATATACTATACAATATATCTACCTATATAGATATTAGACTACCTATTATAGTTAATAGACTACCTATTATAATAGGAAATAAGAGTTTTCTTTAAAGAGTGACGTTGCGTAACTTGTGATAAAGTGACGTAACGTAATTTAAACGGATTATAATCTGTATTTAAATCCGTTTTGTGTAACAGATATAGTTCTATTGAACTAATTTATTACCATGTATAGGGTGGGGGGTGAGGAGAAAGCTACATGGAAGTTTCTATACCTATGATTTGGGATATCATATTAGTGCTTATCATAGCGCCTTTGGCTTGGTGGTTTAACCAAATCCACAATGAAGTAAAAAGACTTAACATTCTCCTGAATATGACCCGCGAAAACTACATGAAGCGGGACGATCACCAATCAGAACTCAATCGAGTCGTAGATCACATCCTTCGCCTAGAAGGTAAGATCGATAAGTTGGCAGAAAAGCACTAATTAAGCGCCTCCCAACCACGGCACTAACATATAATAGCCCATATAAAGAAACTGCTCGCTAAGGGAGTACGCTATCAGCCCACATCCGTTGGCGATATAGCGAGCATACCCAGACTATAGGTTCATTTGCTTTTTTTTATTTGGATTTAGGAGGGGGTCTAGGATTCCTCAGCTTATGTAATTGTTTGTGGGAAACACTATGTATGCGCATGCGTGGGCGGGTGAGGCTAACAGGGGGGGTGGGGGCGGGTGGGGGTCGCGCGTTCCTTCTCATTGAAACGGGGCGGGGCGCGATCCGTCTGATCCCAACCGATCCTGTCAGTCGATCATCCCAGCAGCCGATCCAGCTTGGCCTGCAGCTCAGACTTGATCGTCGCGGCGTCACGCTCTGTCTTATCCTCAGTCTCAACCTTGTCAGTGAACAGTGCCACGCTCTTACCCAATAGCTCCAACGCACGAACACGAGCGCCGTCTGAATTGTCAGAGTTCATCGCCTCATCTTGCAGCCGTTTCAAAACGAAGTCTGATCGAGAGAGGCTCTGCATGCGCTGTTGTTGCTCTCTGTCCCTATGTAGCTGATCTAATCTTGTGGTGATCTTGCTGTTGATGACTAGCTCATGTGCCTGCCGATGTATTGTTGCAGGCTTCATGTTCTCTGCATCATACGCCTCTCTGTACGCATCACTAAACGACAGGCCTGAGAACACACCCATACAGAACGCCTCTTGCTTCTCTGTCAGACCATTGGGGAGGTTGGCACTCCTTGCGCTTACCCTATCCCTTACCTTTGTCTTGGTGCCTGTGTTCTTGTTCTCTATTACTGTGAGCTTAGGTTGCTTGGCGCTGCGCTTGGCTGTCGGCGTTTTCGGTGTCTGGTCTGTCATCTTCTATCTCCAATGTGCAAGCTGCTTGTCATTTTGATCGAGCTGCTTGGGCCGTTTAGTTCAATTGAACTTATGCCAACCATATCCCATGAACTTTTTATTGTCACGATATCCTCATGTTTTGTTGGGCATTCAGGGAAAAGTGCAAGAGGTTGACGCTACGTCATCTATCATTAAGCGTCATTAAGTATTGATAAGTGCCACCAGTAATACTATCTACCTAATTGTCGGAAGGACGGCGCGGCCCTGATTGCCCCCCTGTCCGAACCCCGAAAGCAGACGCCCCGATGGGGACAGCGCGACAGTCCAGTGCTTCGAGAGCCAGACAAGCCGATGATCCTGCAAGTTGCAGACTAGATGCGGATGTCCCTTTCAACAGCGGTTTCTGGCTGGCGAGGAAGAGAAAAGACCTTGCACCAAAACGAAGTGGCCCTTCATTGGGCCTCTATCTCAAGCAGTCCTGCTGGACTGTTTCACATAGAAACCTTTCGGAGAATACACGATGTCAAAACTTATCATCAAGGATGCTGACGCAGCGGTTACTGCAATGGATGCCTTCGCATCTGTATGCCTTTCCTTCTCTGAGGGAAACTACGCTGCCCTCGCAGTGGACGCAGCGGCGTTCATCATCTCAATCAAAAACGCAATCTCATAAGGGAGACCACCATGTACCTAGACAATGCTATCGCGATCTATCGCCAACGCCTCGCAGCCGTGGTTGACGGTGATCGTTACCTTGCAGAGCGCCTTCGTGAGAAATTCCAATGGGCCTGCCGCCAGCATGTGAAGCACACTGGCTCACCTTACCTCAGCACCGTGTATGCGGCAATTGATGCCGCTGCGTGACCCCAACAGTGCAGCCTACGGGCTGCATCATTGGCCTCATGTAACCAAAGGAGAACATCATGGCTTCTATCAACGCAACACACAAGATCAACAGCCTTGGCATCACAGTAAAGACTGTGATCATCGCGGACGATGGCGAGTGCATACTGCGCGTTCGCTGCAACACCTCAAGCCACTGCATCTGGACAGTGTCCTTCACCGATTATGATGGCGCTTACTACCGCTGGAAGACAGATGATCTGCCGGGGATAGCTCACGATGCCTACAATGCAGAAAACATCATGCATGTCGGACGAGTAGCGACAGCCTGTGTCAAGAACGGTCACGGCTGGGCAAAGGGTGGGCGTGTAATTCAGAGAGGCTTCGCCTCCTCAAGTGAGGAGCAGTCGATACTGGCATCGTGATCTTAACTGTGCAGCCTTTCGGGGCTGCATTATTAACTTCACAGGAGGGACTACCATGGCAACCTTTACAATTCACCAGCGCAAACTGGGCAAAGATAAGTCTGATCAGATCAATGCTGACAGCAACTCTGACATGGCGAACACCTACTTCCGCATGGGGTTGGTGAGCGGTGACAATGTTGATGAGCTTGTCGCTGCCACATTCGATCATGACATCTACCGCATGACCACCTGCCTGCAGGTTGTTTCAGATCACGCCCTGACCGTGATATTCGATCACATGAACGGCTTTACTTGTGACGATGTTCACAATGAGATCGTGCTGATGAAACGTCCAAGCATGTCAGTCGGTGACATCGTCACTAACACTGGCTCAGGGACATCATGGGTTTGCATGCCATTCGGCTGGCACGAGCTGGACCAAAAGATAGAAACTAAAATTGCAGCATAGGAGAATGCATCATCATCAAGATATACATCTGGGCTGAGACATTGCCCTTCATATACAAGGCTGCGCTGGTCGTGGCTATCAACGGCGGCATACTCGCCGCCATCTACCATTTGTTGTGATACTTTGAATGATCCCGGTTCGCCGGGGTCATTGGAGGCATCATGCCTACAACGCAACGTCAGCCTAAAGGATGAACAGATGACAAATGCAAAACAATTTACAATTTCCGACAGCTCAATCAACGTGGTCTATCAGGCCGAACAAGAGATCGGAACCCTCAAGGGTCAGAACCGCGACAACAATGACGCGGCAAACAGCCAGAAGATGACAGCCTACGGCGAGGTCATCGCCTCTATCGCTCAGGTCAAGCTGGTCAAGGGAAACCTGCCGCGCTCTGTTTCAAAGACGCTGCGCAAGGCTTTGCTTGAGGAAGCTGGCCTCAAAGACGCTACCGTCAAGCGGTATGTCGAGAACGGTGTTGGTGCCGTCCGCCTGATCAAAGAGAAGATCGGTGACATCCCGTCTCAGTACACTGGCTCTGCCGTGGTTGCTGACCTTGTCGCTATGGATATCGACAGCGAGAACAAGCTGGCGAAAGCTATCAAGGGTGAGGGCGAGAAGTCCAAGGCTCAGATGCTGGCAGAGAAGGTTGTCGGCAAGTTCTCAACCAAGAAAGATGAGAACGGCAAGATGGTTCAGGGTGATGTCTTTCGGGATGGCCTTGATGATGAGGAGCTTGATGAGTTCCAGAACGTCATGCGTGAGTTGATGGCTGCGCGTAAAGCCTACCGCGACACGGCTGCGGCTAAGGCTGCGGCTGACAGCGCGGCTGTCGAGAACGACACTGTTGATGCCTGTGTGGTTGAGATGATGGACGCTCTGGGAATTGCATCATGAGCTATCGCAAGTTGAAGCGATTAGAGAAACGCTGGGCGTTCTTGGAAGGTGTGGCCTCTGGCCTCGCCTTCTCAGCCTTCGCAGTGGGCATGATGATATTCATGCTGGCATGGTGAGCTTTGTTGGACGGCCTTTCGGGGCCGTCACGCTAAGTTCAATTGAACTTTTTTGAAGGAGTGAGAAATGAATATAGCAATAAGCCATATCACCGCTCATGGCAAAACTTACCAGCGGTGTGAGTTCGAGAGCTTCGCTGATCTGGAACAGTACTTTGTGGAAGAGATATTGGGCCGGACTGATCGGCGGTCAAAGGTGATCGGCAAGGTATTGATCTGGGCCAATGAGGAGCGGTCATCATGAAAACATACTATGTCACAGTCGAAGGCTTGGTTTCCAGAGTATCGAAGGTCGATACTGATGGGCTGGCTGACGCCATCAAGCAAGCCAAGAAAGAATTCATGTCACAGCCCGGCGCACTGAACGCCGTGTTCGTTTCTATAAATTCTATAAATGAGGGGACTTCCAAATGAACATCACATGTAAGCGTCAACTGAGCGACATCGAGACAGAAGACCTGATGCACTCTGCCAAAATCATACAGGCATGCGGAGAGGTCAAAGGATGGGCTGGGTTTGGTATGCTCTATCACACCCTGACGCCCAACACATGGCACTTTGTAGATCAGAAATATGAGGGAGATTTAGAATGAAAACATATACATACCACACCGACAACGGTCACGGCTGGCTGCAAGTGCCATACGCTGACTTCCGCCTCGCTGGCCTGACCACTGATCAGGTGAAAGATTACAGCTACGCAACTGTCGAGGGAGATACCTACATCCCCACGCTGTACCTTGAAGAAGATTGCCACATGTCAATGTTCTTGGACGCTCTCGCGGCTAAGGGAATTGATTTCGATATTGTTGAAAAGCACCACACTGGTGACGCTTACATTCGTGAGCTTGGGAGGGTTTCGTAATGGACGAAGAAGAGATGATCACAGAGCTTTCAGCTATGGCTGAATGGAATAACTTCGCAGCATCACTGGTCATGCAGTACAGATCGAAGGGTGACCTATCGCAGAAGCAATGGGATGCTGCAGAGCGTACTATCCTGAACGTCCAAGCAAAGGCTCTGTTCAGAAAAGAGATGTCACGCACCGTGGACGTTTCGCGGATCAAAGACCTGCTTGAAACAGCCAAGGTCAAGAAGCCTGTCTTTCGGGCTGCAGAGCTGGCCTTCTCTCTGGCACCCCTGCACGGCAAGAATGCTGGTGCCGTCTATGTCAAGCGTGGGCCAGATTACCAAGGCAAGATCATGGAGGGTCAGTTCATCCCTGTGAGTAGCTGTCAGAGCGACACAGCGGACGCTGTAGTGCGCGTTGCAGGTGATCCTAGGGGTCAGGCAGTGCAGCATGGTCGTGAGACTGGTCGTTGTTCTTGCTGCGGCAGAGAGCTGACTGATCCTGTGTCAATAGAGATGGGGATCGGCCCCGTCTGCATAGCAAATTGGGGACTGTAATGAGCAAGATGGGGAACTACGTTGTCGGATTGCAGGAGGATGATCACGATGACTTCGTCGAAGCCTACAAGAAAAGAATTCTTGAACTGTATGATGACAAGAGCGTTGCTGAGTTAGATCAGACGATGCTGGCTCTGCGAAAGCAATACGACGAAGCGGTGAGGCGCAGGACGGAGACGGGCCTGCGATCATACAACGATGAGATCGAAACTGCATCGATACAAATCCATAATATAAAATATGCAATATCTGTCAGACAGATTGGAGAACAGTTATGAAACTAACACAAGCTAAAGCTATCTGCGAAGCGGCTATCGACTTTGCAATGAACACAAAGAACGGGCGTGATGCCCAGTACGTTGTGCCATACCTCGTGTCTGGCGCTGGGATCGGCAAGACCACCTTGGTCAAAGACATCGCCGCGTCCAAGGGCATTGGCTGCGAGATACTGTCACTCGCCCAGTATGATGCTGGTGAGCTGGGTGGTTGGGCAGTGCCATCAGATGATGGCGAGACCATGGTGCGCAAACGTCCTGACTGGATGCCCACTGATGGCAAGGGCATTTTGTTCTTGGATGAGCTGCCACAGGCTCCAGTATCCAATCAGAACATTGCAGCTCAGATCACAAACGAGCGGCGTGTTGGGCCACATCACCTGCCAGAGGGCTGGGTCATCGTTGCCGCTGGTAACCGCATGTCGGATCGTGCTGGCACCAACGGGATGCCGTCTCACCTGAAAGACAGGTTGATGTTCCTAGAGATCGAGGCGGACATGGAAGACACTATCGCTTATTACTACAGCAAGCGTATCGATGAGCGTGTGTCAGCATTCCTGCGCTTCCGCCCTGAGTGGCTGCACAAGTTTGATCGTGATGCAGATGCATGCCCATCGCCACGGTCATGGGAGCGGGTGGCATCGATCATGTCATGGGGTCTTGACCCAGTGAACCAGCTAGAGGCTATCGCTGGTCAGGTTGGACGCGCTGCGACAGCCGACTTCACCGGGTTCCTACAGATGTATGACAGTGTCCCTGACATTGATGCCCTGATTGCTGCGCCCACTGCGGCTGAGATACCAGACAACCCGGCTGTCCTCTATGCCGTATGCGCTGCGATCTCATCTAAGATGAACCCAAAGAACGCTGGCAACGTGATCAAGTATCTTGACCGCTTGCCGCAGCAAGAGTTCGCGGCGTTCGTCATCAAGGATGGTGTCAACCGTCACAAGGAACTGAAGCAGTCGCAGGATGTCCGCAGTTGGATCATGCGTCAGGGAAAAAACCTGATCCTCTAACACATAATCGTGGACGATTTTGGGTAGCAAACGTACCTAAATAAAATTCGTTACTCTTTTTTTGATGAGTGAACGGTGTAACCCATTGCACATAATGGGTTATTTAAAAAATAACTAGTCGGGTAATGGGAGACCCTCGGATGCAGTTATCTTGAACTTTTCCATCGGGGGAAAGTCGCCCATTTAAACTGGATGTAGTTCTATTGAACTTTTTTATGGAGTGGAATGATGGAAGAACAGATGAAGGTTTCTCGTGCCATCACGAGGCTGGTGGTTAAGCACCCATTCTTTGGGTCAATTTCCCTGTCGCTGAATGTCTCACCAGATGAGAGCATCCCGACTATGTGTACTGACGGCAAGTCAATACGCTGGAACCCATCCTTTGTTGATGGGATGGATCAGGAAGAGACAGTCGGTGTCATGGCACACGAGGTCTTGCATGTCACGTTCAAGCACATGATGCGGCGCGGTGAGCGTGACCCTGAGCTTTGGAATATCGCATGTGATCTAGCGATCAATCCGATACTGATCGAGGGCGGCTTTGTATTGCCAGAGGGTGCGCTCAATGAGCCAGAGTACAATGGGCTGAGTGCAGAGACCATCTACAGCAGACTGCCAGAGGATGCCAAAAGAAAGTATGGCAGCGGCGCTGGGTTTGGTGAGGTCACTGATGTGTCTGACGGCAACGGTAAGCCCCTCTCAGAGGCGGAAGCCAAGCAGATGGAAGCGGACATAGACAGCAAGGTCATGATGGCTGCAGCCGGAGCTAAGGCAGTGGGCAACCTGCCCGGTGCAATCAAGTCTCTGATCGAGGAGATGAAGCGCAGCCAAGTGGACTGGCGTGACAGCATGCGTAGGTTTGTCGGAGGCGATCAGCCAGATGACTACAGTATGCGCAAGCCACATCGTAAGATGTATCACGCATCTAGGATAGTCGCGCCATCCATACAAAAGATTGGTGCCGGAGACGTTGTGATCGGCATCGACACAAGCGGTTCTGTTTCAAGTGGGGAGCTGTCTTATTTCTTGGGTGAGGTGAACGCAATCAGCGCGGACATCAAGCCCCGGTCAGTAACAGTAATCACATGTGATGCTGTGATCCAGACTGTAAGGCGGTACGAACAGGGTGAGGAGATCGAGAAGATCGAGGTCAATGGTCGAGGTGGAACAGAAGTCCGCCCAGTGTTCGAGTATGTCGAAAAAAATAATATCAATGTGGATAACATGGTGTATTTTTCAGACATGTGTATATTCGATTACCCGGATCAGCCGCATTACCCAACAATGTGGGTATCGTCTTATTCACGAGGTGAGCCAGCCCCATTTGGGGAAACGGTATATCTTAAAAACTTAGGGGAGTAATGATATGGACTTGGATAGAGTAAAGCGACTTATGCAAGAGGGAGTTAGCTTCGAGAAGGCATACGGTTACTGTATGCAGCAATTGGCTAGAGCAGAAAACCAGATACCCAATCACAAGGTTCAAGAAGCTCGAAGGAACAGTGCCAATTTCGGAGCTTTGCGTCCTAGCAACGGAGCTTCAGACAACCCAGTTATTGTCGCTCAAATAGACTCGTTATTGTGTAGCAAGATACACCAGAAGGACATAGCTAAATTGCTGAAGATCAGTCAGTACACCGTCTCTAAAATAAAGAAGCGGCATAACCTACCTACAAAAAAGTTGAACGATGAATAAAGAAAACGCGAAGCTGCAAAGCAAGATAGCTATTCAGCGCACTGAGATTGCAAGGTTAACCCAGAAGTTAGAGAGGTTAACTAAAGAAAAAGCAGAGTTACTACGGGATATAAAGTGGATGAGAGGAGAACGTGATGAGTAAAGATGACATGGAGAAGATTTTGGATGAGGCATTCCGAAAAGTGTTTGGAGGTAATCGGTGATGGAATTTTTTACTGCGTTGCTAATCTATTATCCGCTTCAGGATATGGATATGCTAGGTGAAATTTGGTTTGAGAACTACGCTAAATGTGAACAGGTTCTCAGGTCTGATGCGCTTCTCGTTATCTACGACAACCCAAAAGATGTTCACATGAACTGCACTCAATCAGATCAAGCGAGTTCATCTATGCGCCCAAGGGCAAGACCGGAGGGTTTGAGTAATGGGTGACGAGGTGTTGAACTTGCAGCAACAAGCGGAACTTAGGTTCCTAAGACATGAAGTTAATAAATACGAGCGCGAGGTTAATCGCGTCGAGCAACACCCCAACATTCAACAAGACCTGCAACGTGCCAGAAATGAGTTGCGTGAATACACAAGCAAGCTCAGGATGCAGGGCATAAACATATAGGGAATAAAACCATGACGAACATGACGCGAGGTCAGATACTAGACAAGGCTAAACAGTATGTGACGGAAGACAGGGCATCTGATCACGGTGATATGGAGGATAACTTTGAAACCATAGGTGCTTATTGGTCAATCCATTTGGGCGTCCATGTGAGTGCCGTAGATGT